GCTTTTGTTGCGGCTTAGGGAGTTCTTGTGTTGGTTTTGGTTTAAGTGCAGCGTTGAGTTTTGGTGCCTCCACTTTTTGTGCTGGCTTGGTTGTTTGCGCTTGCGGCTTTGGTTGTTGAGCTACCTGTGGCTTAGGCGCTTGTACTTGAGCCTGTGGTGCTTTAACGGCTTCTGGTTGTCTTGGCTTTGCAGCTTCCTGTTGCCTAGTTTTTGCCTCAGCTTCTCTTCTGTTTCGCGCCTCTTGTTCTTTACGTGCTTGCGCCTCAGCCTCTTTACGTGCCCTAGCCTCAGCCTCTTTACGTGCCCTAGCTTCAGCCTCTCTTTTAGCTTTCTCAGCCGCTGCTTTTTGTGCTGGTGTCAATGCCATAACTATACCTGCCCGCCTATGTCGAATCGTACCTCGAAGCCTAAAAGTTGTAACGGTGAATTTTTAATGCTTCCACCAAACCGCACTGCCGCACAATGTCCCTGTCCCGCTACGGCGAATCTGTTGAAAATGTAATCAACCTCTGCAGACCACGGAGAGCCCCAAGCAGAACCCCATGCTGTGTATGAGCCAGGTGGCGTTGTAACAGTAGTTACAGTTGCCTGTCGTTTGAAATCAGTGTCCAACCCAAGATTAAGAGTTATGCCTTGAGTTGCTTTTAGCAGCGGGCGAATATCCTTGAACGCTTTGTAATTGCCCCTTGAGCCGTAAAACGAAAACGCCATTCGTCCAGCAAACGTAATGCTTTGTCCTATTGCACTAGCCACGGCATCTGCGTAACCAGTTTCACCCTTATACACAATGCCAGTAGTAGAGCCATAATAAGGCAGGTCAGTGTACTTACAGGCTTGTATTCCATGATTCTGACTATACAAAGTAAACTGAGTCCACGATTTTGTATCAAGTGCATACACAAGCAGTGTTGTAGTTGAAGTAGTGCTTGGCAAAATTATGTAAACTCTTCTGCCAGCTGGCCAAAAAAAGCCTGTCCACAAATTGCTCAGTGCTACCTGTGAAGCATACTGAGTAATCAATGGATTGATTTTCAAACTTACTATGTTCAAAGCCTGTTCAGGGTCTAACTCAAACAAAGCAGATACTGGAACAATGCCTTGCTGAGTGATGATCCAAACATCTTGATTGATACGAACGAACGCTCGTGTACCTAACGGCTTACCAATAATGAAGTGAGCAACTAACGTCCAAGCCGTGTCATCCGGTGAAGTACCGGAATACAGCACGATTTCTCCCTCAGATGAAACCGCCATGAACAAGTCTTGAGACGTTAGATTTCTTTGATTCGTGTAACTGCCAGTAAACAGCAGATAACCACCACGACGCATGATGTATTGAAAGTCATACGATTTGAACGTAGGACTACCAGATACATAGGTAGTACGAACCGTTTCGGTGTACCACATCTTGAGCGTGTTGCGCTCAGTCCAATACAAACGCTCTCGGTATGAGGATACGTTGCAAAGGTTAGAAACCGTTAGCCCAACCCCGCTACCCGTAATGTCTTGTGCGGGCGTTGCAGGATTACCCTGATAAACTTGTGGCGTATCACCTGAGTTATTAGCTAGGTAAATATTGCCAGCAAACAACTCTTTGTTCCAATTGCCGTCAGCGTAACCACCAACCTTGGAAATGTTTGTAATAGTTCCTGCAGCATTTATACTAAACAGTTGAGTGTTTTGAGCTGCAATAAGTTGTGCTGTCCCATCTGTTAATGGGTACTCATGCATGAATTCAATAGGAGATGCAGTACCACCAGAAGCGGTAGAAAGGTCAGCAAACTGCTCATACCCTAACCGCACCGTAGGCGCACCTGCTCCGGGGAACACATTATTAAGTTCCAACGCCGAAGCAGGGTCCATGTTATCAATTGGGCTTACAAGGTCTAAACCCAATGATGGTGGTGGTAAGGTGTATCCCTGAAAACCCATTTCACTTACATGCCGCCACGATTGTACGGGTTAAGTTGATTCATTTGCTGAGGTGTCAGCATTTGAGGTGCCGTTTGCGTCGCTGGAAATCCATCCACGGTCATTTGTGGTGGTAATCCTCCCTGTATGCTTGGATGAAAGCCAAGCTGAAACTTAGGACTTGTTTGCATTGGTTGCGGAGGCAGATACGATTGCTGCGGTATTTGTGCTTGCCCCATAAACGGTTGAACCTGCGTATTCATCATTTGTTGCCCTAGTTGAGCACCTAAATTACCGCCCATTGGATTTGGCATTGGTTGTCTACCAGGTTGTCCAGGCGCTCCAATCATCGGCAAAGTTGCCACTGGCTCTTGTGGTTGCATTGGTGGACGTGGTGGAAATGGACCACGATCTTTTGGCATTGGCACATTGGCTCGCTGCATTTGCTGAGGTGTTCGTTGAACTAATCCACCTTGCTGATTACGATAAACACCAGGCGATACCCGCTGCAGTGGTGCTTTGCCCTGTGGCATTCTTGTTAGTGCTCCCTTCAGTCTTTCCCCTGCCATAATCAAAGCTCCTTATCTTCCTTCTTTTTACCGTAATTCATTTCCAAGGCTTGTCTAACCGTTGTTGCAGGTCTGATTTGTCCTTGATCGTTCATGTACATACCAGGCGAAACACGCATAACCTCACCCGGCTTTGGTCGTGTTATAGTTTGAGTTGGTCCTGGTTCAACACCGGCTGATATACCGGCTTGTTGTGCAAAGGTTGATTTGCCAAGCACTGACTTAATGTTAGCAAGCACATCCTCATTACTGTTTGCATTGCTTGTCACAGCGTTAACAAGCATTCCTGTAAACTGCTCTGTTGGCACTTTCTTACGATCTACGCCTTCATAAATGCGCTGGATCATGGGGTCTAATTGTTCAGTAGCAAACTTTGCTAGTGGGTTAGAAAAGTCGATATCCCACGCCTGTCGTGTTTTCTTGCCATCAATGTTCTCACCGACGTTTTGATAGCGAGTTTTGCCGTCAAGACCTATATCAAATTTTGAGCCATCTGCCAGGGTAACCTGGTACTGATCATCGGCTACACCTGTATTTTTTAATTGTCCTCGGAAGTCATCACGAATTTGCTGCGCTTGAGACTTACCGCTTGTCATCATTGCGCCTAAAGAGCGTTTCCCTAGCAATCGTAAAGCTGTATTAGCGATAAAACCCGGAGGTGTTAGATTGAATCCCTGATTGATCCAATCTTCGCGTGTGCCTCGTCCACGCAAAATATCCTTCATGCCTGTTTCCCAAGCATTACTGATAATGCCAGCGCCAACAGCAATTGGTAATGCTACTCCTGCAACGCCACTCAACGTAGTGCCACCTGTTGTAGTTCCAGTGCCAACTGTTGTTCCAGTTCCTGCAGTAGCACCAGCGCCTGTACCTGCACCAGCAGCAGCACCGCTACCAATCATACCGGCTGATTCCATTGCACCTTGAACACCAGTCGCCGTCAAACCTCCCAAGGTGCCAGCACCAGCTCCACTGGCTCCGCTACCAAGTAACTGCCCGACACCATAGATCGCACCTAATCCAGCCAGTGAGCCACCTGTTGCAGCAAGTGCGCTTTGCTGCTGTTGTTGTGCAGCTTGTTCAGCTCTTTCCTGCGCTGTCGGTGGTGGTCCAAAACTGCTTTGTACAGCGTTAAATGCTTCCTGTGGCGTATAACCCTGTTGGTACAACGTAATATAATACTGTTGCGGAGTCATGTTTTGAGCAGGAGGTGGTGGCGTTCTATTCTGCATAACTAGATCCAACTTCCAAACACGGCAGTTCCACTACGCGCAAACAACTCTGCTCGTGTATGACCACCCGCATAAATAATCTTACCTGGTGTTGCCTTACTGTAATCCTCGTTAACCTGAATCAGATAACGTTGCTGTACAGTGTCCAAACCATGAATCTCTGCAAACCGCTCTAAGACACCCTGTTCGACAGTTTTCTCATTAAAGATACTTACGTCACTGTCAGCCAAAAACTCTTTATAGATTCCGCTGTAATACGTCCAAGTGACGCCACCATCAGACGCACTACCGCTAGTATGAGTCGGTGGAGTTGCGCCAGATGTGCCACCCGCAG